GGCAAAGGTAACCCAACGCCATTTGGTTTTACAGGTGGCAGGGGTAAGGTACTTAGCCAATTAGGTGGGGTACGTAGTGCCTTAATTAAATGGCATGTATTTGGTTACAATGGTAGCTTTAATTTAAGTACTATTTTAAATAATGGTGTAAGCACTATAATTAATAATAAAAAGGTAAAAGTGGGGCATAGTAAAACTAGCCCAATAGTAACACTTGCTTTATTAAATGGTGGTTTTACCCCTACTAATAACCCAAGCTGGGGCACAAGTTTTATTAAACTACAAGCCGTAAACCCTACTAAAAAAGCCTAGCAAACACTTGCCAAGCCGTAGTAATTTACGGCTTGGCTTTACCTATTGTTATTTGTTTTGGGGCATTGTTGCCCCCCCTATACCCCCCACCCCCCCTATTTGGACTGGTTTGGTATTACCTCTTCCTGTAATACCAAGTTTTGGACAGTTTTTCGAATCCAAAAAAATTATAGATTACCAAAAACGGAGTCCATGATTCATTGACCCCACCCCCCTATATGTGTGAAAAGGTGATAGGTTCATTGTCTAGCAAAAATTTTCGATGTATAAAGATAATATGACGATAGATACAGGTTTGATACCAGAAGAAAAGTTGAAGAACTACGCTACTTTGTTAGAGCGAGCGAGGCAAATGAAGGAAGCGGAACATGCCCAAGAAAACTTTATGGGTTTTGTTAAGAGTGTGTGGCCTGAGTTTATAGAGGGCAACCACCATAAAATTATAAGCAAGAAATTTGACCGATTGGCAAAAGGAGAGTTGAAACGATTGATCGTGAATATGCCACCACGACACACGAAATCTGAGTTCGCGAGTTATTTATTACCTGCGTGGTTGATGGGAAAGAAACCAAGTTTGAAGATTATGCAAACAACGCATACGGCTGAATTGGCTTTTAGATTTGGTAGGAAAACGAGAAACTTGATGAATTCATCAGATTACAAAAAAGTATTTTCAGCGGTAAATTTGCGAGCGGATAGCCAAGCAGCAGGACGTTGGGAGACGGATAAAGGCGGAGAGTATTTTGCTGCTGGTGTGGGAGGAGCGGTTACAGGTCGAGGAGCGGATTTATTAATAATTGATGACCCCCATTCCGAGCAAGACGCATTAAGTCCAAGTGCTATGGAACATGCGTATGAATGGTACACTTCTGGACCGAGGCAAAGACTCCAACCAGGAGGCTCTATTGTATTAGTTATGACGCGATGGGCAGAAAATGATTTGACAGGTAAATTAATACGCCAACAAAGCCGAGATATCTTAGCAGACCAATGGGAAATAGTAGAGTTCCCTGCGTTGATGCCAGAAACGGATAACCCTTTATGGCCTGAGTTCTGGGAAAAGAAAGATTTATTAGCGGTAAAAGGATCGTTGTCGGTAGCAAAATGGGAAGCACAATGGCAGCAGAATCCGACGAGTGAACAATCGGCTATATTAAAAAGAGATTGGTGGAACATTTGGGAACAGAAAGAGCTACCCCCTTTATCGTATATAATGCAATCTTATGATACCGCTTTTAGTAAACAAGAAACAGCAGACTATAGTGCGATAACAACATGGGGAGTATTTTACCCTGATGAAGGAGGACCTCCTAATATTATATTAGTAGATGCGAGAAAAAATCGCTGGGATTTTCCTGATTTGAGAAGAATTGCATTAGAGGAATATAAGTATTGGGATCCAGAATGCGTATTAATTGAAGCAAAAGCGAGTGGTATGCCATTGACCCAAGAGCTAAGAAACATGGGGATTCCCGTCATGAATTATAGCCCAAGTAGAGGAAATGATAAGTTCACTCGAGTAAATTCTATTGCACCTTTGTTCGAAAGTGGGTTAGTATGGGCTCCAGATACTACATGGGCTGAGGAAGTGGTAGAAGAATGTGCTGCTTTTCCAGCAGGAGAGCATGATGATTATGTTGATACAGTTACGCAAGCTTTGCGAAGATTTAGAGAAGGTGGCTTTATCCAACACCCAGAAGATTATTATGAAGATAAAATTACTATTGTCAACAAAAGGAAATATTATTAATGGCTGAAACACAACGTCCTAGCAATATAGAGAAATCTTTAGTAGAAGCACCAGAAGATAGTTTCACTCTTTCTGATGAAGAGCTTTCCATTTTAAATGATCAAGAAAAGGAAAACATTTCTATAGAAATAGAAGAAAACAATGAAGGTGGAGCAGAAATAATGTTCGGCGAACAAATGACCGTTGTTTCTGAACCTGATGATTTTTTTGGAAACCTTGCAGAAACTTTAGATGAAACAACTTTAAGTGAAATCGCTAGTGATTTATCAGGATTAGTAGAAGATGATAAAGTAAGTAGAAAAGATTGGGAAGATGTTTATACAAAAGGGTTAGATCTATTAGGATTAAAATATGAAAACCGTACAACACCTTTTGAAGGAGCAACAGGAGTAATCCATCCTTTATTAAATGAAGCCGTGACACAATTCCAAGCAGGAGCATATAAAGAAATGCTTCCGAGTGGTGGTCCTGTTCGTGCTCAAATTGTAGGAACACCAAGTCCAGCAGTAGAACAACAAGCCGTTCGTGTTCAAGAATATATGAATTATCAAATTATGTACAAAATGGAAGAGTTTGAGCCAGAACTCGATCAAATGTTATATTATTTAGGATTAGCGGGAAGTGCGTTTAAAAAAGTATATAATGACGAAACATTACAAAGACCTGTGAGTAAGTTTGTTCCTGCAGAAGATGTGATTGTACCTTACACAGCTACAGATTTACGCTCAGCAGAAAGAGTAACACATGTTTTGCGTATGTCAAAAAATGAATTACGGAAACTTCAGGTAGGTGGTTCTTATCTTGATATGGATATTTCTACTTCCGATGATGATCCTAGTAGTATTACAGAAAAATATGATGAATTAGAAGGATTAAGTAAAACAGGACCAGATGATGATGTTACTTTATATGAGTGTCATTGTTATTTAGATTTAGAAGATTTTCCTGATGTAGGTGAAGATGGCGAACAAACAGGTATAAAACTACCGTATATTGTAACTACTTGTTATGATACGAATGATATTTTATCTATTCGTAGGAATTATTCTCCTGACGACCCTATGAAAAGTAAACTTCAACATTTTGTTCAATATAAATTTACTCCTGGATTAGGCTTTTATGGCTTTGGTTTGATTCATTTATTAGGTAATTTATCAAGAACTGCTACTTCTAGTTTAAGACAACTAATAGATTCTGGAACTTTAGCTAACTTACCTGCTGGTTTTAAAGCTAGAGGTTTAAGAATTGCTGATGATGCTGAACCATTACAACCAGGAGAGTTTAGAGATGTTGATGTTCCAGGAGGGGATATCCGCACAAGTTTAATGGCTTTACCTTATAAAGAACCTAGTCAAACGTTATTTCAATTAATGGGTTTTGTTGTAGGAGCAGCTGAAAAATTTATAGGAACAACGGATTTAGCTGTAGGTGATAGCAGCCAAGAAATGCCTGTAGGAACAACCATTGCATTGTTAGAACGTGGAGCAAGAATAGTTAGTTCTGTTCATAAACGTCTACATGCAAGTATGAAAATAGAATTAAAGATGTTAGCAAAAATATTTGGAGAAGACCCAACACCTTATCCATATGAAGTAAACCAAGACAAACAAATTAAAAAACAAGATTTTGATGACAGAATAGATGTGCTTCCTGTTAGTGATCCTAATATGTTTAGTATGTCTCAAAGAGTTGTGTTAGCACAGGAACAATTAAAATTAGCTCAAGCTGCACCTGACTTACATAATTTATACGAAACATATAAAAGAGTGTATGAAGCATTAGGAGTAAATAATATAGATCAAATATTAAAACCTCAAAAACCTTCAGAACCTCATGATCCAGCTACAGAAAACCAAGAAGCTTCTGAAGCAGCAATGGGACAATTAAAATTACAAGCTTTTGCTGAACAAGATCATGATGCTCATATTGCTGTTCATGCTGCTTATATGAAATCATTAGTTGCTCAAATGCAACCACCTGTGCTTATGACTTTAGAAAAACATATTTACGAGCATATTGGATTGAAGGCACAAGTTATGGCTAGTCAACAAATGTCTCCTGAACAGGCTAAACAAAATCCTGAGGCCATGTCTAATTTAATAGCTCAAACACAAGCACAATTAATACAACAATATTTAGAAGCTAATCCACCTGCTTCACAAGATGACCCACTTGTAGAAATTAAAAAGCAGGAGATAGCTTTAAAAGCAAAAGATCAAGCCGAAGATCAAGCTCATCAACAAGCTGAACTTCAATTTGATAGAACAAGGTTAGCCGAACAAAGTCAAGTACAACGTGAACGTATTCAAAGCTCTGAAGATATGGCTATGCTTAGAGCTCAACAATCTTTGCAACAAAATAAGCAAAGAAATTAAAAGGAGGAAACTATGGTTGAATTAATGAACCGTTTAAAAGAACCGTCATCTTATGCTGCTTTAACAGGAGTGTTTGCAATGTTAGGAGTAGTAATTCCTAATGAATTATGGCAAAGTGTGGTTATGATAGCTTGTGGTTTATGTGGAGCTGTTGGATTTTTTATTAAAGAAAAGAAATAAGGAGAATTAAAATGTCAACTGGAAGAACTGAAGAAGAGATAGAGTATATGCTAGAAATGAAAGAATTGGATGAAGATTTCGATATGGATCCAGATTTCGATATGCCAGAAAAATTAAATAAACAACAACTAAAAGATTTGCTAGGCAAAAAGAAAAACGGAAACAAAAAGAAAATTAAAGTTGCAAAGAAAAAAGGCGAAATGAAAATGATGGCTAAAGAAGGCGATTTTGTTGATAGAGAAGAGTTTGAAGCTGAAAAAGAGAAAAAAGAAGCAGACATGAACAAAAAAGCTGGAGGAGGTATGATAAGAAAATACTCTGGAGGCGGTGCGGTTACTTCACCAAAACAAAAATGTCGTGGTGGCGGAGCAGCAACAAGAGGACTTGGTTTTACAATTAGCTAAAGGAGAATTGTAATGGCATTACCATTAATCGGAGGATTATTAAGCTCTGTTGGAGATATTGCTGGTACTTGGGTCAAGGGCAAAATGGAAGAGAAAAAAGCCCAAACTGAGATCAAAGTAGCAAAAGCTAAAGCCGAAGCTACTGTTTATGAGAAACAGGCTACAGGCGAACTTGATATGGAAAAATCATTAACAGAGCAAATGGGAGGTTCTTGGAAAGATGAAGCATGGACAATATTTTTTATTGTTGTTTTGGCTTGTTGCTTTTTGCCTTGGACTCAAGATGCAGTACAACAAGGGTTTATATTTTTAGATGAAAGTACGCCTGATTGGTTTGCTCATTGTATTTATATTTCTATTAGTGCTAGTTTTGGTTATCGTGTGGGTAAAGGTGCAATCGGGGCAATAAGAGAAGTAAAAGGACAAAAAGCAGTTGCCCCTAAAAAACCAAAGACGGATGATTAAATGTACGAATATAAATGTACTTTATTAAGAGTGGTAGACGGAGACACTATAGATGTTGACATCGATTTGGGATTTAAAGTGTGGTTGCGAAAAGAACGTGTGCGTATGGTTGGAATTGACACACCTGAAAGCAGAACAAGAAACTTGGCTGAAAAAAAGTTGGGTTTGGCTTCGAAGGCTAGGCTTAAAGAGCTCTTGCCAAAAACCTTTATGTTAGTCACACATAAAGATGGAAAAGGTAAATTTGGAAGAATATTAGGTGAACCTATTGTAGATCATCCTGAGTTTGGAAAAATTAATATATGTAACAAAATGGTTGAAGAAGGCCATGCAAGAGTTTATACGGGAGGAACTAAAGTACCATGGATAAAAGAGGAATAAAATATGGGAAATAAAACTGTAAAACCACCTAAAGGATTTCATTGGATGAAATCAGGTAAATCGTATAATTTAATGAAAGGAGAGTATAAACCACATACAGGAGCCGTAAAAGTGGCTACATTCAAAATACAAAAAACACATAAATCTAAAGGATAATTTTTATGAGAAAAAAGAAAACAGGATTATACGATAACATTCATGCCAAACGTAGAAGAATAGCAGCAGGATCAGGTGAAAAAATGAGAAAACCTGGAACTAAAGGAGCACCTACAGCAGCTAATTTTAGACAAGCAAAAAAGACAGCTAAGAAACCAACAAGAAGAACGGTTTAAATAAAAAAGGAAAAAATATATGGATGGGCTTTACATTTGTGAAAAATTGCTTAAGATGATTCGTGAAAGAAAAAAAGCGACAATAGACACTCTTGCTTATGGTGCTATTACTGACTTTACTAATTACAAAGAAGTTAGAGCTAGAATAACCGAGCAAGAATATTTAGAACAGGTGGTAAAAAACCTGCTAGAAAGTAAAGAAAACGATGACTAAACCAAAACTTATAGTACCAAAACATTATAAATCTCCTAAAACCGCACCTACAGAACCACCTTTACAAAAAGTATATGAAGAAGTTGAAAAAAATGCTTCTAGTATTGATACTTTATCGGATTCTGCTAAAGAAAGATTACCTGTTCCTACAGGTTGGAGAGTTTTAATTCTTCCTTACAGGGGACAAGGTAAAACAGAAGCAGGAATTCACATACCAGATAGTGTTATAGATAGAGAATCGATAGCTACTGTTTGTGGTTATGTTTTAAAAATTGGTCCTCTTGCTTTTAAAGACCAATCTAAATTTGGTCCTTTACAAGTTCCTTGGTGTAAAGAAGGCGATTGGATAATTTTTGGTAGATATGCAGGAAGTCGATTTAAAATTGATGGTGGTGAAGTTCGATTATTAAATGATGATGAAATTTTAGCTACTATCAAAAACCCAGAAGATATTTTACATTCACATTAACCCATGGAGAAAACCATGCCAGAAGCAAATGCCGTAGAAAAAGACCAAGAACCAAATAATGACGTTGAAGTTGAAATAGAAGAAGTAGAACAAGAACCAGAAAAATTAGAAATAAAAGAACAAGATACAAAACAAGATACAAAACAAGAAAAGCAAGAAACAACTTCAGAAGATTTAGAAGAATATAGTGAAGGTGTTAAAAAAAGAATTAGTAAACTTACCGCAAAAATGCGAGAAGCAGAACGTAGAGAAACTGCTGCCGTAGAATATGCTCAATCTATCATTAAACAAAATGAAAATTTAAACAAAGATAGAAGTAATTTAGATCAACATTATGTTCATGAGTTTGAAAATAGATTAGGAGTACAAGAAAAATTTTTACAAAAAGAATTAAAAGAGGCTATTGAAAGAGGAGATACAGATACTCAAGTAAAAATGCAAACTGAATTAGCAAAATTAGCTAGTGAAAACAATAGGTTAGCTTATGTAAAACAACAACAAACTCAACAGTTGGAAGCAGCTAAAAAACAACCACAAGCACCTACTACTCCTCCTCAAAGAAAACCAGATCCTAAAGCTAATGCTTGGGCAGAAAAAAATACATGGTTTGGAGAAGATGAGCCTATGACTTTAACTGCTTTTAGTATTCATAAAAATTTAGTGGAAGTTGGGGGTTATGATCCTACCTCTGATGATTATTATGTAGAACTAGATAAAAGAATAAGAAACGAATTTCCACACAAATTCGAAGATGTTAATGGGACAACAAAAAAAGCTAGAACTTCCCCTTCGGTAGCTTCTGCTAGTCGTCCTGCTAACCGTTCAAATAATCGATCTGTGAAATTATCTGCTTCACAGGTTGCAATCGCAAAGAAACTTGGTGTATCATTAGAGCAGTATGCAAAACAAGTTAATTTGCTCAAACAATCGTAGAGGAGATCTTATGACCAACGATCGTAGTCCACGCACTTCCCA